AACTTTACATCATATCCGGTATCATCAACGCCAACGGTCAACGTGCCGTCGAGTTGAACATTGCCATCAAAATCGACCGCGCCGCTTACCGCCAGCGCGTCGGTTGTCACCGTCCCATCAAAAAATGCGTTTTTAAATTCTGCGCTGCTGGTGCCTAGGTCGATGTCATTGTCGGTGGCCGGCTCAATGGTGCCGTCCGTAAACTTCACCTGGTCCGCACCATTGGCAGACACAATGATGATGTTGTTTGTGCCTGCCGTGATTGCTGACGAGTTTGCCGGGTCGAGTTGAATTGACTGCCCGCCCATCTTGATGCCTGCGGCAAACGGAATGCGAGCCGTTGCGGTCTGCGTGCCGTCCTTGAGCAGACAGGTCGAAAGACCTGTCGCCATGCCGTCCATTTCGCCATCCATGCGATCTGCGCGGATTTTGATGCCGTTTGATTGGTCGGACGCCCATGAATACAGGCGTGAAAATGTGCCGCCAGAAAAAGCCATTAGATTGGGCCCCCGGGTTTGATGCCGTAACTGGCACTAAGCCAGGAAACGGTCTGTGTTGATGTAGAAACCTTGAGTCGCATACTTGCGGCATAGCCGAGCGCCGCTGTTGCCAGGCGCGGGCGTGTGCGTGACACGCTGCCAGCCCATTCTTCCTCGTTCCAAGCTGCGACGTTCCAAGTCGCGCCGCTGGAATCAAAGGTCGAGGTCGCAAAGGCGACGAAGTTGTTGTCGAAATCGGTCGAAAGCGCCGTTGAAATCGTCAGCGTGCCTTCGCTCTCCAGAAACGGCTGCACACTTGCAAACTGCTTTATGCGATTGCGGTCGCCAAAGTAATTGAACGCGGTGCGGCAATCGGCTTGGATAACGCTGCCCGCATCGCTCGCGCTGTCGGACGAGAACTTGTAGACGACGCCGCCAGCGCCGCCGAAATAAACATCGCCGTTGAACTTTCCCCAAGTGAATGAGTTGATGCCAGTAAACCGGCACCACGCACCAACCACGGGATTAAACACGAACTGTTCGTGCGGGTTTGCCGTGTTTCCAGTCGGGTAGTTGCAGAACATTTTGTCGCCATTGGGCGACAGGAAAAGTTCCCAACCGGCTGTCGTGCCGGTCGTCGCAACTTGATCTATGAAGCTGCCGCGTATTTTCTCAGATAGCGCCTGCGCCTTTTGCGCGACCGTGGCCGAGCGAAACACGCTCGACATCGCAATGATGCCTTCTTTTGTGACGACCGCCACATCGCCGCCGAGTTTGATTGCAGCGCGGATGTGCGGCACCGGCTCTGCAATGCGGAATGTTCCAACCAGGGCAAAATCTGTGGCGCTGCTTGGGTCGCTGCCCGAATAAACAATGACCTCGCCGCTGGTCATCACGAAAGCAATCAGGTCATCAATGCCCTCGCCGCCGTCTTGCGTCAGCGTTGTCACCATCAACAGGTCGCCGCCAAAGTTCCCGACGCGGTTCAGTGGGAAAAGTGTAAAGTTGCCCTCAAGCGTGTTGACCGTGGCTGAGTAGTAAAACTGCTGATCTGTGCCGCGCCAGTAGTACACGCGATTCTTAAACACATGCACGCCGTCGAGCGTGGTCACGCTGCTGCTGTCAGACAGGGTGATTGACAGATCACTGGCACTGCTGCCGTTGAACTTGAACGGCGTATCTGCGCCGGTCACAAAAATTGTATTGCCGTCAAACTCTGCGGTTTGCGCGATGGCAGAACTTAAGCCGGTTTTTAGGCTGCTTGGGCTGCTGCCTGCGCTTGTCGCATCGTAAAGTGTGCCGTTGCTACCAATTGCCAGTAGCTTGCGCACATCGCCTGCGTGATGCTCGACCAGCGTTTTAACATCGCCCGACCCAACGCCAGTTGCGTGGCTGGCATAGCCCTCGCGCAGCGTGATCTTGCCGGTCGTAGGGAACCAGTTGTCCAGCAGGATCGCGTCTTCGGGTGCCATTGCGTCGATGCTGTCGCGCGTATTCAGACCACCCACGGGCGGCGGCACGCTCACGTTAGTTGTACGCGGGCGCTGTGATTGTGGTAGCGGCTGGAGCATCAGGTGCCGTAATTTGCTTCTGGCACGTTGTAGCTATACGGCCCAACGGCAGACTTGTACCTGTTATCAAATGCCAGCTTTGGCGCACCACCATCAGCGCCAAGCGCACGCGCGACGTTGATCTGGTAGTCGCGAAAGTCCTCGGCATAGTCAAGGCCGTGCAGTTGCTTGAAACGCCAGGTCACGCCCATCTCAAGCAGCAGCTCATCAAGAATGCCGGTGTCAGCGTCAGCAGCCCACGCCGTCTGCGCACTGCCGCCACTTGATTGGCACCACGCGTTGCTGACGTAATCATAAGCAATCGTCTCGGTGCTGGTTGGCGTCGGGTCGATGAAAAACTTTTTGGCGTTGCTGTCGGCCTTGACGCGCCAACGCTGCTGCGTGCCTGCGGTGACAATGCCGCTTTTGACAAACTGCCACTGCTGGGCGTTAAGCGGCCCACGCATGGCCTCTTGATCGGCGCGGTTGTACTGCGTGTCGTTGCGAAAGCGGTCAAAATCAGACGGCAGCGCATAGCTGGCCGTACCGCTGCCCGTGCTAAAGGTGTGTTCTTTTTCAAGGATGGCCCACGGGCCGCGCTTCACCAGCGTCTTGCCCTCGCGCTGGGCGCAGACAAGAAGCTGGCGGGCAGTTGCATCGACGTTGCCGACCACAGAGGTCGGGCGCTCGAAGCCTACATAGTCAGCCGTGTTCTGGCAGATCGTCAGCAGAGTCATTGTCGATTACCTTTCGCGGTCGTCCGCGCTTCTTTGCCGGTTCGTCAGCAACAGGTGCATCGGATCGACCGTTAGCTTCTAAATAGAGAGTGGCGATTTTCTTAAACTCGCCAAAAATTGGGCCCATGTTTTGGGCCGCTAAATCGGAAATGTCCGCAAGTTCCTCGACCGTCTCAATGTTGGCGACGGTGAGTTCGCGGACGCGCGCTTCGTCAAGGCCAGGTAACTTTGCCAGCGGTGTGCCGGTCTTCGTCTCAGCTTTGCCTTCGCGGTATGCAGCCCATGCAGTCGGGAACCGCTCAAGGTCAGACGCGCGAACCGGGCCAACAAAAGTGTCCCGGTTGCCTGTGACTGAGATGGAAACAAAGTCTTTTTCAACGCCGTTTAAGCTGGACCTGTAAAAGGTTGCCTTCACGTTTGCCTCTGGCATAACGCATTTCTCCTTTAGATATGTGGGATGAAAAAGGGGCCGCCGAAGCGACCCCTTTTTTTACTTACATCGGGAACGTGCAGATAATTTCTTTATCTGAAATATCCCCGGCGATTGCACAGACGTTGTCTGTGGCAGCCGCCGACACATCGAGCGTGCCATCGGCACTCCCGGTCGGTGTCAACGGATCGCCATCAGCGCCAGCCGTCAACGCTATTGATAGCGTCGCCGGACCGGCAATCTGAATCCAACAATACTGACCATCGGTCGGTGCGCTGTTTAGAACGCCCGCGCCGATCTCAACGCTGTCGGACAGGTCGCTTGTGACCTGATTGTTTTTGTGGCCGTCGAGCGTGTAATAATACGCCACCTGACCAGACACAGCAGCAACAGAACCGCTGCCCGTGTCATATTGAACATACTTAAAAATTTTGGTCACGCCGCCGGAGTCAATAACAGACCCAAGCTGCCCAACACCATATTCGGCGGTGCTGGAAACTGCGGCGGGATCAATACCGATTACAGGAATCGTAGACATATCAAGCCCCCCCTAAACGTGAATCACGCCCTGAAGGGCGCGGTTAGAACAAGTGAGATTGCCGGACCAAACCATCGGCACCACCATCGCATCCTGATTGACAGACATGCGCGTATCCAGCGGCACAAAGTTGCGGTCTGCTGCAACCTCAAGACGCAGATAGTTGGTGTTGATAAAGTACATGTGTGAGGTCGGCACCACGTCATCGTAGTAGACATCTGACCCGAGATATCTTGTAGTGACGAAGCCACTGTTCGCTTCGTTTGCATCAGCGACACGCTGAATTGCTTGAAGCGATCCGAGAAACGCTTTGTATGCGTTTGCATCGGCGGTCACAATGTCGGGCTTATCCACTCCACGCACGAGCGACAAATATATGTTATTCATATCACTCTGTATATTGGAAGTACTAAAGCTCGACGAGGTGGCCGTGGTCTGTACGTTTTGCCAAAACGAGAATGTCGAGGAATTGATCCCTCCACACGTTCCCGTGCCAGCGTCAGCAATGACCAACTGAAGACCGCCAACTTCCTTGCCGCTGGAACCTGTGCCGTCGCTGTAGAGCGAAGTCGACAGGGAGTTTTCCAGTGACTTTTCAAGGACGCTAATGCGGGCCTCAAGCAGATTGATGATTGCTTCTGGACCTGAGTTTTTGATTTCCTCAAGACCGGAGATTGTCACCGTGCCTGCAAGCTGTTTCCAGTCGTAAACCGCTGAACTCAGAACATCGGCAGGCGAAGTGTCCAACACTTCATAGCCGCTGTAGAAGTTAACGGTGTCGTTGGCTTGGTACTCTAGCTCTCTCACGATATCTCTACCGCCAGAGAGTTCGACCACGTTTCCGCGTTCCCGCATTTTGCGAAGCAGAGCGTTGTGATTGGTCACATTGTCTGCAAGCTGGCGAGATCGGTTACGGAGCGTCGTCGTGACTATTTCCGAAAGATTCGGAGATGCCATTGTCTTCTCCTTTGTTTAGTTTCTAGGATTGCAACTCCTTCATCGTGTGAAGGAGTGCGTCTCGCACGCTAGAGCCGCCAGGAAGTGATTCCTTTGCCGGGGCACCGCTGCCTTTCACATTCGCCTGTTGCGCGCGTTTTGCTTTGCGCACGTTTTCTGCCTGCTTTTGCTTGGCAGTCACTTTCTCCGCTTGCTGGTCGATCAGGCTTCCCCGGAGTTCCGGGTTTGCGTAGACCGCCATTTCGTAAGCGGCGTCCATGTCTTGCGCGACGCCGGATTGGATGAGACCGCCCATCGTTGTTCGCACCGCATCGAAATGCGGATGCGCAAGCGATCCATCTTCCTTTGTCACACTGGCAAAATTTGTGATTTGCTGCTGGGTGTCGGCAACGGCTGCATCCTGCTGCTGTTGCGCTTGTGTTTGCAAATAACCTTGCAACTGAGACACCTGATCTCTGAGTTGCTTCACTTGCGGGTCGGCAAAATCATCGTCGGCTTGCTCGTTTGCGGCGAGTGCTTCGGTGTTGATGCCATAATTTTGCGCCAGCCATGCAATCGCTTGCTGTGGGCTTTCGCGCAAAAACTTGTGTGCGCCGAGTAACTGGCGGACGGCTCCAATGTCGTCCAGGCCAGCGCGGGCAAATTCATCGCGGAAGGGAACCATCACCTCGTCAAGCGCAGAGGCGCGGCGGCGAATGTCAGCCACCTCCTGCGTCTTGCGAGTGTAATCGCCTTCCATATCTTTATAGCGTTGCAGGAACACTTCCTGCGCGTTTGAGGGCAGCGCGTTGAAGCTGTCCTTGAAATCGCTCGACCAGTGTGCGGGCGCTTCAATGCCCTGCACTTCCTCGTCGTCGGCGGCCTCGACGTTGGTCGCCTCTGCCTCGTCGGCAACCTCACCTTCAGGCTCCACATTTTCAACGGGCGGGGCGTCATCCTCTGCCGCAAGCGGCTCCGGTTCTTGCTCCGGCTCCGGCTCACGCGGTTCTTCGCGTGTCGCCAAAGCGGCGGCGATACTTTCTCGAACTGTCTGGGACGCTGGCTCCTGCGGTTCAGGAGTGCTTTCCATTTCTTCGCTCATCATTTTCTCCGTTAGGTGCGAGGCAGCCCAAACTTCGCTTGCTGTTCGTTCCCTATTTCAACCAGGTTGTTGTCTCGAAGGTGCTGACGATGCTGCTTGCGCGAGTTAATGATCTCGCCAGTTGCAATCGAGCGATATGGCTCAATGTCGCCAATGATCTGCGTGCGAGCAGCAGGCGCAGACGGCGGCCCCTTCGGCACAATCTTGCCGTCGCGCCAGACGTAGACCTTACGCATGTTTGCGATCTCCAAACGGCGGCAACCAGCCGCGCGCATTGCGTTTGCCGATAAAGCGGCAAAGCGGAATGCCGATTTTCATCATCACCTTGCCAGCGAGCGATCCACGCCCGCGACCCGTCTCTCGACGGTACATCTCCCGCGCCCACGGCTTCGCAAACAGCGCGACAAACCATGAGAAGGCGCACGACTTCTGCATGAGGCTGACAACCTTCGTTACCAATGCGAGGTAGCCATCCATCACATAGGGGTCAGCCTCGCGGATATGCTGCCCGAACTCTTGGTCGGCTAAATAGATCGGCGTGCTAATCCGTCCCTGGCGGTGCATCTCGCCGCAAATGACTTTCTCGCCGTCGCCGCCTGCCGACGCTGTGCTTTCGCCAAATTGGTCGCCATACGTGCCGGTCGGATCGGCAGCCTGCGTCTGGTTGGCTGTGTTGGTGAAATCATTCGGGCTGAAAACGTCCGGGTTTACCGCCGGGCTCATGCTCTGTCCGGTTGTCGGGTCAGTAAATTCTGCCGTCTCGGGATTGAAACTTGCGATGGATGCAAGATTGTCAGGCGAGCCGACAACATTGCCAAACATATCCATGTTCTCATTGCCGAAGCCATACGCTTGGGTTTGTCCGAGCGCGTTTGTCTGCGGCGCGCCAATAACTTCACCGGCTATATTTGCCAATGAATACGCCAGGCTTAACGGCGTAAGCGCGGGGGCCACCATACTAAGCCCAGTCAGACCAAGACCTAACGGCGTCGGGTTCAAAGGACCAAGGCCAAGATCAACAACCGGATCGGTTAACTCAGCAGGCAGGCCAAGGTCGGCAGCCATGTTGCCGGTGCCTGACGCCTGCGCGTCTGCAACGCTTGTGTCTGCCTCTGCAAATCCAGTGTCGCCAAACGGCTGAAAAACGTCTGGCTGAATTGGCATTGCGACCGGCACAGGAACCGGCGCTGGCGGCTGCATAAGTTGCTGCCCAAGCATCTGCACGACAGTGCCGGGCGCATAACCTGTTGGCGCAATGCCAGCTTGCTGGCCGTCGCGCAGCACGGGAACGCCAGCAACGCCGGGAATGGGAATGGGTGCGATTGCCATTACTACTGCCTCATGACCTTGGCGGCGTCGATATCGAGTTTCTGCTGCCGCAAGTTTATGTCCGCTTCAGCTTTCTCGCGGTCGAGCGCAAGTTTCTGTAGCGCCACCTGTGCGTCAGCCTGCGCCTTGGCGGTCTGCGCTTGAACTTTGGCGGCCTCAACCTCGACCAGCTTGTCAGCCGGGTCAGGTTGTTTTTCGGGTGGCGGCTGCGTGCCAATGGCTTCCAGCGCGTCTTCCAGTTCGCGTGCGCCAGGGAATGCACGCGCGGCAAATAGCAGGAACGATTTTGCCTGCTCAAGGGTCAGCGCACCTTGGCTGACAATCGGCCCGATGGCTTGAATGTACTGCACCATCGCCGTCAGAAACTCGACGCGGCGCTGTTGCTCGGTTGCGTTATCAACCGCAAGGCTGTCTTCAGTTTCGACGTTGAGGCGGAAGCCGCGCAAGCGGTCGCTTTCCAGCAGGGCCGCGACTTGCGGGCCGACCGGCAAATTGGTCATCTGCGCCAGCAGTTGCGGCTCGATGTTTTCGGCAATCATCTCAGCCTTGATGCCGTAGAGCGCGGTAATGAAACGCTCGATGCCACGCTGGCGGTTGGTCAGGCGTAGAGCGCCAAACTGCCCCTTGATGCGCTGAGCGGTTGCCGTCTCGCGGCTGGCACTTGCCCCGCGCATGATGTCGGAGATGCCGGTGATCTCGTAGATTGTCTGAATCACCGCCTGGCGCTGGTTGTAAAGCTGGTTTAGCGCCTGAATCAGCGTGCCAAGGTCCGCTTCCTGCATGACGGCAGATAGGCCGCCACTGCCTTGCATCATCGCGTAATTGTCAACGGGGATGAACTCATTGTCGTTGGCGTCGGCTAGGCGGGTCAGTTCTTGAAAGCTGCTGTCGTAGATGCCGCGCCGTTTCAACGCCTCGGTCAGAACCGCGATGCGCTGCGTGATTATGTCGAGTTCGTTGACCTGATCTTCGTACTCGAAAAACTCAGGCACCGGGATCGTGCTGTCAGTCGTCTTGATTGCGTAGAGCGGCTCCGGGCAAGGCCAGAAGCCGTCAAGCTGATACGGGTCTTCGGCCTCTTCCAAGATTTCTGCAAAGCCGGTCGCCACGAATATCTGCTTGCCGCTGCGCTTGTCCCAAATCTCGTAGCACTCGGCCCGCATCGGCTGACTGGTGTCTTCTGTCGAGTAATTGGTGTCCGCATCGTCATATTCGTGCGTTAGCGGAATGCGGTTACCCTTGGCAGCGCCAAACCGTTCGATCAGGTCGGCGCGGGTCATCAACTTGCGGAACGCGATCCAGTTTACGTCTGCCCATCGCTGGCTCGGCTCAATCACGAAGTCCTGCCAATGCACATACTCGCAGCGGTAAGCCTGATCGGCGATAAACTCGTAGGCTTCGCCGCGCGTGAACGGTGCGCCCATTTCGTCAAACTCAATCAGGCTTTCGTCTACGGCGTCGCCTTGCGGCCCGCGCATGTACTGCATGCCCGCCTGCTGGCCCATGTCGCCAAACATCGGCAGCATGTTGACCGCTTCGCGGTTGTCGCCCTCCATGACGGTCGGGCTGTAGACAACGCGCACGACGCCACGGCCGACGATCAGATAGTCGCGGATGGCGCTAATCA